CGGCCAGCGTCACGACCTCATCGACGATGCCGGGCAGCTCCAGGCTGGTCTTGCTGCCCTCAATCTGCGGCACGAACACCTTGCGGTTGTAGTCGTCGAGTCGTTCGTCGAGGATGGCGACGAACACCACGTTCTTGCCGCGCGCGTGTTGCAGGTGGGTCAAGGCGCTGACCATCTCCTGACCGAGCAGGCCGTAGGCACCGCGCATGTCGGGCTTGCCGGTTCGGTCGCTGACCGCGCCCGGTTGCGTCTTGCACCACGCGAAGCACTGGCGCGAGAGCTGCGTGATCGAGTCGAGGAAGAAGGTCTGGTAGCGGTCGAGCTGCGCCGGTTCGCCGAACTTCTCGATGACGTGGTCGTAGTGCGCCTGCGAGAACGCGGCGTCCGGCGGCAGCGAGCGATCCGACCCGGCGAGGAACACGAAGAAATCGCGCGACTCCGGCCACGATGCCGGACGGATGGTGTCGCCCGGCCAGTCGGCCACGGCGAGATCACCGGCCTCGATGTCGAGGAACAGGGTGGTGGCCGGATCGAGATCTTTGAGCCGGGTGGTCTTGCCGATGCCGGATTTGCCGAGCATCAGCAGCTTCACACCCTTGCGCTCGGCCATCCGCTGCTGCGCGGAGATGATCGGGAGGGCCATCACGCCACCTCCTTCAACTCTTCAGCGACGGCGGGATTCCAGAGAATCTGGTAGCCGCTGTGGCCGTTGCGCGAGTACGGCATGGCCTCGGCCCACGCTTCACCGGCCTCGGTCAGTTCCCATTCGTCGCGGTCGTTGCGGAACTGGAGGCCGCCCGCCGCCAGCAACTGGTTCGTGGCCTTGGCCGAGCGGTTCAGCAGCTTGCCGAGCTGGGTGGCGTTGAGCGAGCAGATCGGCTCGTTGGCGGCGGGCAAGGCGCGGCGCAGGGTTTCGACGGCGAGACCCGTGTTCTCGTGGATGCAGGTCAGCGTCGCCGCCATAGCAATGCCGGTCTTGACGCCCGCCACCTTGGCGACCGCCTCGCCGATCAGCAGGATCGCGCTCACGCGGTCGTGGGTCGGCGCGGGCAAGGAAGCCAGCGTGCCGGGGGTGGAGTACGCGCCGGTCTTGCGGATCGCGGGCAGCACCTCACTGGTCACCCAACGCTTGAAGCGTTTCGCGGCGTCCTTCGTGCTGCCGAGGATCAGGGCGTAGAGGCCTGATTCGTTGACGTGGTTGGCGCGCTGCGTGCGGCCGAGGTTGTCGATGACCTCCAATTTCTGGAGGTCATCGGCATCGACGTGCGACTTGATCGCCTGAGATGGATTGCCCATCTCCAATGCGTCGCAGACGTCGCTGGCGTTGAACCACGGCAGGCCAGCATCGTCGACCTGCACGCGCACGGCGTGCGCCTCGAACTGGAAGGGAATGATCGCGCTCATGATCAGCCCTCCCACGCGACGTCGGCGATGCGGTCGGCCCCGCGCGCGGCGCGCTTGCGCGCTTCGGTGTGGAGTTCCTCCAGTGCGGTGCGGCGGCGGCCGAGCGCCAGAGCTTCGGCGTTGGCGGTCTGGATGGCGAAGGCCAGTTCGTCCACCGTGGCCGCGTCGAGCGCCACGACGACGTCGTGGCCGTCGGCACCGCGATAGCGGATGTCATCGGGAAGGTGTTCGCCGTAGATGGACGGCAGCTGCTTGCGCAGCGAAGCGATGAGGTTGGTGCTCATGATCAGTGCTCCGAATCGAGGGAAAGGGTGAAAGACGGCTTGCCCGGCTCGACCGTGCGAGCAGCGGCGAACTCCTGCTGGAGCGTCGGCGGCCAGTTGGTGAAGCGCGATTCGGAAACCGCCAGCTTCACATCGATGAAGTGCTCGACCTTGTCGCCGGCGGCGACGATGTGGGCGGCGATGTCGCCGAGCTTCTTCTGATCCCAATTGACCTTCTTGGGCAGCTCGAACTTGATGTGCAGCGGGCCGTCGTCGAGGTGCACGGTGCCGAAGTCGCGGCCCGAATCGCGCAGTGCCGTGCGGGCCTGCTCGCCATAGGCGGCATCGAGCGCCGCGTCGAACTTGGCGCGCGCCTTCTTGAGCCAGTCGAGGGCTTCGTCGAGGTTGCGGCTGATCTCCGCCTTCTGGGCAGGCGGCAGCGCGGCCAGCTGGCCGACGGACATCGCGGCGATGTCGGCGGGGTAGAGGGTCAAATCGCTCATCGCATCCCCCTTCAGCGCGCCGCGCGCTCGGAGGTCGAGTCGTGCAGGGCGCCACGCTCGAACTCGATGACCGCGTCCACGGGATAGCCGACGCGCTTGGACAACTTCAGGTAGCGCGGGCCGCGACCTTCGCTGCGCCAGCGTTGCAGGGTCTTGGGGCTGACGCCCCACCGCTGGGCAAGTTCGTTTTCGTTGAGCACCCGGCGGTCGCCGGGCGAGAGGCTGTTGATCGCCTGATGCGGCGACCGGGGGATGGTGCTTGCTGCTGTCTGCATGGAACGCTCCTGTTGCGTTGTTGAGGAACAGGTGTCATTCCAGACTTCGGGTGGCGAACCTTTAAGGGACGCAATGGCGAACCACGCGGGAACTTCGGGTTCGCCAAAGTTCTCGCCGATACGAAAACGGCGGGCACAAGGCCCGCCGTCATGGTCGAGGATCAGTCAAGGACGGCTGTGCGTCACTCCGCCTGCAAGGCGGCGATCAAGGGGCAGCGCATCCGGCCGCGAATGGCATTGCAGCGCTGCACGAGCTCGGACAGCGCCGCTTCGATGCGCTGCAGGTCAGCCAGTCGTTCGCGAACGTCAACGAGTTTGCGCTGAGCCTGCGCACGCGCCTCGGCGCAGTGCGATCCGTCCTCGAGCTTGAGCAGTTCGGACACCTCGTCGAGACTGAAGCCCAGCCGCTGTGCCGACTTGATGAAGCGGACGCGGCCAAGCTCGTCGGCGCCGTAACGGCGGATACTTCCCTGCGGCCGATCTGGTTCGGGCAACAGCCCCTTGCGCTGGTAGAAGCGGATGGTTTCGACATTGACGCCAGCCGCGCGCGCCAGCGCGCCGATCGTCATCGCCTCGATCTCGGGCGTGCTGTTCATGGTCTTGACTCCGTACTTAAGTACGGAAGTAAGCTTACTCCATGAAACCAGACACCCCAACTGCGCAAGGCAGTACCGGAGGCGGCCGTGCGGCGCTCGCGGCCGGATTCGTCTCGGCCATCCTCGCATCGACCTGCTGCCTCGGGCCATTGGTGCTGATCACGCTGGGCTTCTCAGGGGCATGGATCAGCAACCTGACGGCCCTCGAACCCTACCGCCCGATCTTCATCGGCGCGGCCCTCGTCGCGTTGTTCCTCGCCGGGCGACGCATATGGGCGAAAGCCCCGGCGTGCGAACCCGGACAGGCCTGCGCGGTGCCGTCGGTTCGGCGCGGCTACGAGCTGCTGTTCGGGATCGTGGTCGCCCTGGTGATCGTGGCGCTCGGCTTCCCGCTGGTCGCGCCCTGGTTTTACTGAACGGAGGTTTTATGAAGAGATTGCTTGGTTTTCCGATGCTGACGCTCGCCCTGATCGTGAGCGTGCCAGTCATCGCCGCGACAAAGACCGTCACCCTGTCAGTGCCGGGCATGAACTGCGCCGCCTGCCCGATTACGGTCAAGAAGGCGCTCGGCAAGGTGCCGGGCGTGGCCAAGACGGACGTGAACCTCGACAAACGACAGGCGACCGTGACGTTCGACGACGCGCGGGCGAATGTAGAGGCGCTGACGCGGGCGACCCAGGATGCTGGCTACCCCTCGACGGTGGTCGGGAGCGTGAAGTGACTGCCGTCGTTCTGGAATCGACGTTGACTTGTCCGGAGTGCGGTCACACCAAGACCGAGACCATGCCTACCGATGCCTGCCAGTGGTTCTATGAGTGCGAGGCCTGCCACGCCATACTCAAGCCCAAGCCCGGGGACTGCTGCGTCTATTGCTCCTACGGCACTGTGCCGTGCCCACCAATCCAGGAGCGTGGCAGAGGTAGTTGTTGCGCCAGCTGAGCGCCAGTCTCAAGCTGAAGGAAAGCCCAGCAGCCGACGCTGCTCGCCCCAGTCGCGAGGCAGCAGGTCTTGGCGGCCACGCAGCGTGTGCAGATTCAGATGCCGGGGCTGGCGGCCCTCGAAAATCGCCTCGACGATGTCCGGTGCCAGCATGGTCATGCGCAGCACCTCGGCCGCCCAGCCTGGCTCCAGTTTCAGCGCGCGCGCCAGGTCGGCGGTCGTCGGATAGACGCCTTCGTCGATCAGCCGCTTCCAGTAGAACGCCTTGCCGAGCGTCTTGATCATCGGCACGTCGAAGCCACCCGTCACAGTGGCGGCATCGGGCGCGGGCGGGATCAGCAGTTTGCGGTTCTGGCGGCGCTTGATCGTCAGCGGTACCAGCGTGACGCGCTGGCCGTCGCTGACGTAGCTGCGGGCGTCGGCTCCGACCTCGATGCGGACGGTGCGCTTGCGCGGATTGGTCTCGGCGCTCATGCCAGCGTTTCCTCGGCCTGCTCGCTGGATTCCTCGACCAGCGGATGCGCGCCGATGTCGGCACCGAATCCGATCCAGCCGTCCTCGCGCCAGACGATGTCCAGCCCGTGCCCGTGCAGTTGCACCCGCTCGATCAGCAGCCGCGTGATGCGCTGCTGCTCGGCGGGGAACAACTGCGCCCACACGTCGCCGATGCGCTGCATCGCCACCACCACCTGCGCTTCGTCGAGCGTGCTACCTGCGGGATGTTGCTGGCAGGCGCGCCAGACCGCGATCAGCATCTGCGGAGCCGACAGTGCCGCGTGGATTTGCGCCAGCACCGCGTTCTCGATTTCGGCGGCGGGCAGATGACCCACGTCGGACGCACCGGGCGACAGGCTCGCACCCGCATTGCGCCGCTTGTGCAGGTAGGGAACGTAGTAGCGGTACTGCCGCCCGTTCTTCTTTTTGACGAAGGAGTGCAGCATGCGCTGCCCGTCGGGCGCGAACAGCAGGCCCGCCAGCAGCGCCGGATGCTTGGCGGCGTGCTCGCGCGGCGCTTGCTTGCGCCGTTCGATGAAGGCATGCGCCGCGTCCCACAAACCCTGTGGCACGATCGCTTCGTGCTGGGCGGGATACCAGGTGCCGTGGTTGCGAATTTCCCCAAGGTAGATGCGGTTGCGCAGCATCGAGAAGAGGTACTGCTGGTCGATGGTGCGGCCCGAGCGTTCGCGCCCGGTCTGCGTCACCCAGGCCTTGGTTGTATGGCCTTCGATGTCCAGTTCGCGCACCAGCCGCGCCGCCGATCCATGCTCGGCGTAGCGCCGGAAGATGTCGCGCACCAGAGCCGCCTCGCGTTCGTTGACGACGAGCTTGCGCTCGACCACGTCGTAGCCCAAGGGCGGGATGCCACCCATCCACATGCCCTTGGCCTTGCTGGCGGCGATCTTGTCGCGGATGCGCTCGCCGGTCACTTCGCGCTCGAACTGCGCGAAGGACAGCAGGATGTTGAGCGTCAGCCGCCCCATCGAGGTCGTGGTGTTGAACTGCTGGGTGACCGAGACGAAGGACACGCCGTTGCGGTCGAACACCTCGACCAGCTTGGCAAAGTCCGGCAGGCTGCGCGTGAGGCGGTCGATCTTGTAGACGACCACGGTGTCGATCTTCCCGGCCTCGATGTCGACCATCAGGCGGCGCAAGGCGGGACGATCCATGTTGCCGCCGGAGTAGCCGCCGTCGTCGTAGCCGTCGCCGACGGCGATCCAGCCTTCGTGCCGCTGACTGGCGATGAAGGCGAGGCCTGCGTCGCGCTGCGCTTCGAGACTGTTGTATTCCTGATCCAGTCCTTCGTCGGTGGATTTGCGGGTGTAGACGGCGCAACGCTTCTTCGGCGTGACCGTCGGCATCGGATTGGCGCGCGGCGAACTCATGCCGTCACCTTCTTCGACGCGGGCGATTTGAGGCCGAAGAACAGCGGGCCAGACCAATGGCTGCCGGTGATGTGGCCCGCAATCGCAGACAGGCTCTTGAAGCGTTGCCCTTGGTACTCGAAGTCGTTCGAGCCGCGCACCAACACGCGATGCTCGACGTCGTCGTAGATGCGCGTGAGGATTGTTCCAGGCAGCAGGCGCTGGCTGTCGCCGCGCAGTTGCTTGGGCAGGATGCCGGTTTGGCCGACGTCCTCGAGCTTCTTGCGCAGCGAGGGTTTCAAGCCGCCGAAGGCGCGCTCCTGAATCCGGTAGGCCAGTCGGCTCTCCAGCCAGCCGCGATGATGGTGGCCGGGCCGCTCGTCGAAATGCTCGTCCCACAGTTTCCAGAGATCATCCATCGAGAGATGGGGAAGACCGGCAACCTGGGCGGCGACCGAGGTGGTGGTGGATGGTGCGTGTGCCTTCATGGGCGAACTCCGTGGTGGTGATCGGGGTTCGCATTCACGCGCTGTTGCCCGGCGAAGCCAAGGTGAACGCACTCGCTGTTTTCGGTGGTGTCGCGCGACGGACGCGTGCGCAGGCGCAGCAGTGCTGCGGCCAGCAGGTCGGCGATTTCCTGCTGCGCGTGCCGTGGGCGGTCAGAAGGCGGGGAAATGGAGATGGGTTCGAGTTCTGTCATGGCAGGCGTTCCGATGGAAAACGCTGCTCATGCTAGAAACCGAGGGCACTTCGCGTAACGTGTTTTGGCGGACTTGCGCGGTCTCGCGCGAATGATGCGCTGATTGAAGCCACACCTGTGGAACGGGAGTTGGACGCAGCTGATGTCTGGAATCGTCAGAATAACAGCCTGGCTATGTCGCTGGCTGCATTCAGCCCACCTCGCCAATCGCTACCACTCTTGGGCAACGTGTAGGTGTATCGGTCGTCGCCCTGGAAGACGAGCTTGAAGTGCTTGCCGTCTTCGGAGATGGAGAATCCCATGTCCTCCAGCTCGCGTCGCATTTTTCCGTCGATGGTGCTCATTCCCCGGAGCAGTTTCTTCAGTTGCTCTCGACGACCTTCGAGGGGGTTGTCGTCCAGTTTGTTCGTTTCGAGGATCGACGTCAGCACATGTTGGCGACGACTGTCCTGAGGAACCCGGGTGACAGCATCTTCGATCACCTCGAGGAGTATGCCGAGAACTTCGTTCGCATAGACATCTCGCTCCCGGCCAAGCCTAAGAAGACCACCACTTGCAGATCCTGCCCGAGCCTCGTACTTCCTGAGTTCGTTGTGCAGCCGTTGAATCTCCCTTTCGGCATCTTCGAGGCGCTGGTTCTTGGCTTCGATCTCTTGGTCGAACGTCTTGACGTAATCGTCGATCGCCTTGGACCCGGAGGCCTTGAGCGACTGTATGGCTTGTCGAGACGCAGTTTCACGAACGTACGCCCAAGTACATCGGGTGATCGGACGCCGATTCAGTAATGCAGCTCGGATCTCATCTTTGATGGCGCCCGCCAGATGGCCAGGGGTCGGGTACTCTCCCCCCAAGAAGAAGGCTCGACGTCCGCCACCTTCAGGCCAGTAGATGCCGATAGTGCCGCCGTAGACATTCTCGGAATCCACTTCGAGTTGCAGACGAACCGAAAACGGTCTGTTGGGCTCGACGACAACATGCGCCATCCCAGACAGGTCCGCTGCCAGACGATTGACGTCAAGGATGTGTCCGCCTTGAAACTGTGCACTGACGTAGACGATGGGCAGTCGGCAGCCGGCATCGCCGCGAATCAGCTTAGCGGCGAGGTCGATGTCAGCATTGGCGAGGACGTGTGCCCTATCGCGAATCGGTAGAGGACCATCTGCTGCTCCACCGAGGGATTCCAGCACAGTCCTCACCACGACTGGCTTCTTGGCCGGCGGTAGACGAGCCGCGGCGTGTTGAGATTCGCATTCGACTCGGACGCCTACCCAGGCGTCGGACGCCGTTCTTGAAAACACGACGGTGGTCAGCCATTCCAGATCGTCATCGTGTCTGCTGTAACGAATGCCCGCGAGATCGACGTCGGCCGAGCTGCTGACGAGCGACTGAACTCTCTCGTTGCCGTCCTGGAGGAAAGCTTCATCCTTCTGCAGCAGTTCCCGGAGCCTTTCAGCGGACAAGCTGGTGTGCGGAGATCCGGATATCCACGTCACCATCGCATTGAGGAAGTCCGCCGTGGTTCGGTCCGCGCTAACGGAAAACTCGGTAGCAAACAAGAGCATGGGAATCCCTCCAGAACGATTGCTAGGTGGCGGACTGTTGCCAATTGAGTGCGTCGAGGTTGTCGCCGTCCTGCCACGACCGATCCCATGATCGCGGCTCGGCGCTCTCAAGCAGGAGGAGCGTGAGGATGCGATCACGCGCGCCGTAGCTGTGCTTGAACTCGCGCAGCTTCATGTGCTGCGCCTCCTCCGGACACCAGATCGCGGCGGACATCTCCGTGCCATCCCATTCCTGCTCGACGCTGGCGTCGGCTGCCAGCGTACCCGGCAGCGGTTCCTGTGGATCGGCGTTGCGCCGGATGCGCGCCCGCGTCTTGACGGCGCTGCTGCTGCGCCATTCGTACTTCACGTAGCCGTTGTCCCAATAGACGAGGATCGCGCGCTGCGTAGTGAACTTGATGAAGCGAATACACAGCGCCTCGAACGAAACCTGAAACCGCTTGGCGATGGCGCTGAGGACGTGCAGGTCGATGCGCTGGTTCGAAATCCAGTCGCGCAGCAGATCGCCGGGCATCAGCAGGTTGCTGGCGAAGTCGTCAGCTTCACGCTCGATGGCGCGGATGGTGTCGACGCCGGAGTAGACGCTTTCCTTGTCGCAGTTGAAGCTTTGCTGCTGGCCGCGATGGAGGATGAAGTGGCCCAGCTCATGGGCGATGGTGAAGCGTCGGCGTTCAGAGCTGGCCTTGCCGTTGTAGAAGATGCCCCACTCGGCGGTGTCCTTCGGGTTGCGCACCAGCATGCCTTCGCAGCTGTCGATGTCGAGCACCATCGGCGCTTTGATCTCCCGAACGCCCGTGCCGTAGGGCGTGCTCGGCAGCATCTGCCGGACGATCTCCAAATCCATGGCGTCGGGCATGCCCGTGCTGTACCACGCCCGCAACCACTTCTGGACGGTATTGGCGGCAATGGAGCCAGTGAGGGTCTGCGCTGCGCTCAATCCTTAGTCCCCGCCGTGGCCCTTGTCGGGGAACATGATCTTGAGTGCCTGGCGGTAGCGATCCTTTTCCTCGTCCGTCATCCCGGCGTACTCACGGAAGAAAGCTACGTCCTCGGGACTGGCTTCGGGTGCCTGCTGCATGGGCGTACCCATCACATCCTCCATCGTCACGCCGAGCACCTGAGCGATCTTCTGAATCCGCTCGGCGGTGGGGCGCTGCCCCTCCTTCATTTCCAGTTCCCAGATGTAGGCCTTGGTGCAGCCGACCGCGTCGGCGACCTGTTGCAGGGTCAACTTCTTCGCCTCGCGCAAGCGCCGCAGGCGCGCTCCAAACGCCGAAGCCATGGCGATGCTCCTGTAGTGGCTAAACAGCCAGTGAATGAATTCAAGGCTGTCAGTATAGCCGCGAGATACATAAAAGGTCTAGATGTGCCCCATTGATTGACAAGCGGAAATCTGCGGTTCAGAATCGCGCTTGTATCTCGTTACTTTACTTACGCGAGATACGTGTTCAGTAACCCTGTCGCTGGCCCGTGCAGCCCGTACATCGGTCGCAGACCTCCGACGCCGATCCAGAAAGGACGAACAAGATGAAGAAGACCTTTGTCGACGTGATGCTCGAGCTGCCGGTGGACGCCACGCTGCGCGACTTCCTGACCTCGCATGGCCTGCCGGTGCCGGACGGGTTCGCGTGGGACGACACGCCGGAGACCAGCCAGTTCTTGGTCGAGGCGGTCAAGGTGTGGCCCGACACCGCCGCCCGCGACCAGATGATCGCCAACCTCATGGCCGCCGTCCAACTGGGCGACGCGGCGGGCAAGCAGGCGATGTTCGAGGCCGGAGTGGCGGACGGTGCCGCACTGGCGGGCCTGACCCTGTGCCGCAGCGACGTCCACCGTTCGTTCTGGCTTTACGTCAACCATCCTTCGCTGTTCGAGCGCGCCTACGACTTCAGCTTCTGGGAGCACCACGGGCCGCAGACCCAGCAATACGATCTGGGCCTGAAGCGCCAGCCGAACGGTTCGGACACGAACCTGACCGCACTGCGCCACGCCATATCGGCGTTCTACAAGCGCGAGATGCAGTGCGGCGACAGCAGCGTGGCGCACTTGGTCGAGCGTAGCCCCGGCGTGTTCCTGCTGACCGTCCACGTCAAGGACATGGCCATGCTGCGGCTGGAGTTCGAGGGTTCGACCCTCAAGCGCCGCGTCGGCAACCCCAATATCCACATGGTGCTGGAGTACGCCAAGTCCACCGGCGTGGTGCGCACGCTGGTGCGCGGCGGCCAGAAATACCAGCAGATGCTGGTCGAGGCCTTCGCCGAGCATGTGCTGGGCGTCAAGGCGAGCGCACACCGGCTCAAGTCGCCGACGCTGAATTTGTCGATGCTACGCACCGGCTTCGACGTGCCGGAGGCGTTCGAGGACGGCTTCTCGATGGTGCAACTGAAGGCGCTCACGCTCCTCAGCCCGGACGCCGCGCTGAAGATCGAATGCACCGCGATGCAGTCCAGCCAGCAACGCTCCGTGCATGAGCTGCTGAAGGAGAAACTGCCCGGCCCGCTGGAAGGCCAATGGGCGGTGACGGCGGCGCAGGTCAATCTCTACTATCCACCCGAGCCGGGCCGCACGCGTGCCAAGGTGGTCACCATCGAAGTGACTAGCAAGGGGCGTCTGAACCTGCACAAGTTCGACGCCAAGATGCAGGCGCAGCTGGAAGGGTATCTGGTCTCGGTGGGCATCTTGCAGAAGGGCCAGACCCTGAGCGCGCAGGAGCTTCCGCCGGAAGCGGACGCGATCAGTTCCTCGTCGGCGTTCGAGGACTGATCGATGCCGGCGCACGATGCCTGGGCCTTGGTCTGCCGCCTGTTCGCGGGCGGCACGCCCGTGCTGCGAACCACGCTGCCGTCCCGCGAGCTGGCTGCGCTGTCGGTCCTCGGCAAGGCCGTCAAGCCGACGGTCGTCGATCAGTCGTTCATCCTCTGTCCTCATTGTCAGCAGCATCGGGCGCAGGTCTGGGGCGATGGTCGCGGGGGACGTATGTGCCGTTGCCCGGAGTGCGGGCCAGTCGCCGTCGAAGCGAACGATGGTGCGGCCGTGGCCTTGGACGAGGAATGGTTACGCCAGAAGCTGCGCCTCGCGCTCGACATCGAAAGCCGGGACGGCATCGATGATCTGGGCGACGGCGTGTGGCGGCTCGGCGATGCTCGACGCTCGCCCGTGCTGCTCGCCCGCGATCTGGCGCGGGTGCAGCAAGAACCCGCGCTGTTGGATCGAGTGCGAGTGGCGGGCGGCGACATCCGGGTGATTGCGCCGAGGCCACGCACGACGCGCGGATCGCCTTTCGGCGCGGGTGTGGAATGGCTGGCGCTGGAGGAACGCTTCACGTTCTACGGCGGCGGGATCGCGCTCGTCGGCACACCGTCACCGTCCGCGCAACCGATGGTCGCCGATCCGGCCATGCCGGTGAACGGGCCGTTCTCGGCGGACTTCAAGTGGGCGACACTGCCGGACGGCAACGGCACACCGATCCGGTTCACTGACGGTCAGGCCAAGGTGTTCGAGGCGCTGTGGTCGTTCAAGGGCGAGGCCACGACGGCGGAACGGATCATGCGGCGCGCAGGCTTGGACAGCGCGAAACCAAGCGATCTGTTCAAGATCAAGTCGAAGGACAAGGGCAAGCCGGAACCTGCGGCGCAGCACGCCGCCTACGTTGCCCTCGTGGTCACGCAGCAACGCGCAGGGTTGTACTCGATGCCCTGCGCGGCGGGCGCGTTGGCGTGATGGATTCCTGCTCCAAGTTCGCTGGACAACCGATGGCAATGGCACGCGCGCAAGTTGCGGGCACACAAGGCCGCGTGCGTGTGCCACGACGAAGAAGTTGGCGCAGGTTTCGAGAGAAGATAGGGCGGAACAGAGGCGAACCGATCGCGTCATGGCCCCTTGTCCGACGACTGGCGGCACACGCAGAATGGCCCGGAACCCCGCGTCGTCTGCGGACCCCGGAAATGGAAACGCCCAACCGAGAACGGTTGGGCGCTGAATAGTGGTGGTGCAGTATAGCACGCAGGATAACTACCATCCCGCAGTCCTGCGCGAGCCGCCTCACTGATTCTGATCAGTTGGGAAGTGCGAGGAAGGAACTCGAACTTCGCTGACACCCTACCGCTTCCCGGTCAGCGTTGGCGCGCTACAAAAGCGGCCCACATGCCCGGGTCTGACCGTACAGCCTGATGCAATCAGGCCAGCCGGACGGGCCTTGCGACCCTCGGTCTTCGAGCTTGAGCTGCGGTCTGGAGGTTGGCCGTCTTGGAGAGGATCCGCAGGATCGCCTGGCTGTGGTGGTAGTTCCGAAAGGCATCAGCGACTGCCTTATCGACGAATGTGGGCGTCGTCTGCCCGTCAGCCGGTGCGGACACGACTCCGTCCGGGATGTCAACTGACCAGCCCCTGGCAGCTCGGAAACCACTAACGATGTGTGAGAAGTTCGGCCAAGCGTGGTCCAAGTGGGCGTCGTCGATGCTGACCATCACGCCCGTCAGTTCGCACGGAACCAGCCCTTGGTCGTCTCCATGCTCTGCGAAGGCACGCTTCTTAGCCAGGACCAGGTCGAGTGCAACTGCCTCCCGGCATGCGCCATAGAAGTCCTTCGATCGGTCCCCCGGCAGACCTTTGACGGCCCATATGTACGAAAAGTCTGTGGCAGTCCCGTCCTGGCGCACCACCCAGCAGCCAGAGTTGCTCCAGCCCGTTCCGGTGTTCAA